GACTCAAGGCCCTGCTGTCCATAAACCGGAATCCCGATGGAAGGAAGGATGTTAAAATGAAGCTCATTCACTTGGTCATACATTACCCGAATCTGAGCCCATTCTTCCTCAGTGCGGTTGGTTGCCCGCTTCTGTTTGTAGGCGGGAAAGTCCTTGGTCCGCCAAGATTCTTTTGAGTCCACGAAAACCGCAACCTGATTGCTTCGCAGCATGGGCAGGGAGCAGACGTGGAGAAGTTGCTCGAAGAAACCAAATAAAATTCCGGTCGGAGTTTCGTCCGCAGAAAAACCACGCATCGAAAAACGGGCTCTATGAGCTAGATAAAGAAGGTCAATTAAAATCCACGTCTTCAGCATATCTTTTCTTCCTATTCAGCTTTCCTGCATTACGTATAGCATTCCAACATTCTGCCGTTATGGTCTGGAGTTTTGTGATGGACTCATTCTTCTCTTCCACAAGGGCTATGAGTTTTTCCCTCGAAAGTGTGACCTCGAATTCCTTTGCCTCAATTGAATTTTTCCTTTTCTCCCACCAAGCCTCTTTGACCAAATAGTCAATACAGCTCCCAATATCATCAATTCCGTAGCTTGGATAAATGTCCATTTCAACCTCGTGAGCTTCGCCAGTAATACGGTTTTTCTTGAGCTGCACCTTGGCCTGTATTCCGATTACCCGGTCTTTACCTCGTATATTTTTTTTGATTTTTCCGCCAATCGCCATCCAGATTTCCAGAGTGGCATAAAATCGCAAAGCCCTGCCACCTGAGCGGGTTTTTGTCTCAAAACCCATTCCAAGATTGTCCCTTGTCTGAGAAATAATAATCAGAATTGAACCTGTTCCCCGAAGTCCCTTTAATGCCTTTCTGAGGCCTTCTGAATTTTTCTTCGCTTTCCCATCGCCGTAAGAACCCGCTGCCGTTTTTCCTTTCTCAAAAGCTTCTTTATGCTGCAAAAATTTTTCTTCCTCAGCTACAGAAGAAAGCCCATCCATCGAATCCAAAACATAAATAAAAGGCCTCTTCTCTTTCTTGCTCTGCTCAAGGGCATCGTGCAAGTGGTAATAGAATTCTTCCACGGTGGAGGAATAAACCGGAACCCCTGCTTCGTCTTTGGTGGGAGGCTCTATCTTCTGGGCTACCTTTTCGCCAAACAAAGCAGGCAGGTCAATCAGGCATCCATCCTCTACGTTATCATAAATAAAACGGAAGTTTTTGAAATGGGAATCCCTCGCCGCTTCGGCGAAACAGCTCATACTCAGGAAGGTTTTTCCAGAAGCCGAATCGCCCACGAAAAAAATATATTTCCCTTCTACAAAGGCGCCCGTGGGAGTGTTGGTGCAGGCTAGGTTTAAAAGCGTCGAGCCGCTTGAGAGGCATCTTTGGGCCTTTTCTTCCTTTGGACGCTTTGTAGGGGCTTTGGCGGCCTTTAAAACCTGCTTTGTTCTCTCAGTCATAAAATTTTTGATTGTAGAGGCAGGGCTCAATTAAGAACCCTGCCCGTCACTAGGCTTCTATCGTTTGTTTTTTCCTTTTACTCCGCCCTTTCCTTTTGTCGGTTTTTCTTCCTCTTCGTCATCATCTTCGTCATCATCCCAACCATCATCATCATCATCCTCGTCTTCTTCGTCATCATCCCAACCATCATCATCATCGTCCTCGTCTTCTTCGTCATCATCTTCATCTTTCTGCTTGGCAGAGGGCTTGATTGTTTTGGTTGGTTTCTTTGTCGGTTTTTCGTCCTCTTCGTCCTCGTCTTCTTCTTCGTTTTTGGCCGGTTTGGATTTCTCTTTCTTTGGAGGATGGTTAAAAGGAATATCATCTTCCTCTTCGTCGTCTTCGTCGTCTTCGTCATCTGAGGGCTTGGCCCGCTTGGAAGTTGGTTTGTCTTTTGCTTTTGCCTTCGATTTTTCCTCTTCCTCTTCGGCTTCATCCTCCGTTTGCAAGAAAAGAGCATTCAGTTTATCGTATTCCATCACCACAAACATTTCATCCAGATTGACCACTTTGGAAAAGATTTCGTCCTCATCCATCGGCTCCCTGTCAATGAATTCAATCTTGGTGGCCTCCAAGTATTTTTTCCCAGCATAAGACGCCTCTGAAAAACGAACCTTGAGCGTTTTGCCGCTTTCGGTCACATCGAAAAAGTTGGCTATATCGTCCTCGTCGGACTCCTGAATTTCCTTTTCCAGAGCGTTGTAAAATTTACCCACTGAAAGCGCAAAAATCGCTACCTTGTCGGGGTCGTCTGGATGCAGGATATTGAAAGCCACATACCGCTGTGCCCGTAGAGACTTAATGGTTTCCTCATTCTCGTCGTAGTTTTTGGAGAGGCGAGAAATCTCTTCGCAGATAGGACATTTTTTACCCACCGTCGTTGGGCAGATAATGGACTTTCCATCCGCTCCAACCCCATGATGTACTTTGAACGGGTGCTGATACCAAACGACTCCCTTGGCCACCTCGTTTGGATGATTGTCGCTTGTCGTTTCGTAGGGAACTACGTCAATGAGGTACTTGCCTTTCTCCTTTGGTTCCCATGTTTCCACCCCTTCAGGTAATCGGAACCAATTCCCGCCACCAGAGGTTTGAGTCGTGGATTTCTTAATGATTTCCTCTCTTGAGAGGCGTGTTCTTTTACTTCTTTTACTCATGCTTAGCTCTTTTGTTTTTAGTTTTATTCTTATCTTCAAAGGTCCTGACAACTGCCCTGCCCACCATTCTGGCTATAACGTAAACCCAGACTATGCTCAGGAAAAAAATTGCAGCTCCCTTTACCGTACTTGTAAAAAAATCATCCATTGGAAGTAGTTTCACGTTTGCGGAGCTTGGTCTTTTCCATCACCTCGGCTCCCCGTTTACTTTTCATTTTCTCCCACGCCTCCACTAAGTTCCTTGGAACTGAAGGCCCTGCAAAATACTGTTGCCCATGGAGCGTGACCAATAATTCAATCATTCTCTTTTTATGCTGGAAGGCTTCGACCGCCTCATCCAAAATGGCACTCTCTGCCTTAGCTTCCAGCCATTTTTCATATGCCTCCCGATAAGAGGCAGAAACCTTGACTGCCGTATCAATGGCCGCTTCGGTCACCTTCTGAATCCCAAAACTTTCGGGGTCTGTTCTGGCTCTGGTTTGAAGCTGGGCATAGAGCACATCCAAACGGAACTTGCTCATGTCCATTTCCTTTTTTGCTTCCACGCTCTGCTCAGCCCATTTGAAAAACTTTTCCGCTTGTGTTGCGGCAGTAACATCCAATTGGGTGACGTCAATTTCTAAGTCTAACTCGAACTCATTTTTCTTCATAATAAAATTCTGTTCTCTATTCTATTATCAGGTTTCATCCTCTGATTTTTTGCTCGCTCCCTCAAATTCCTTCAATTATTTCGTAGCAGGCGAGCGCCAGCCCCGCCTCTTTTGAGTCGTAAAAATTATCAGCAAAAGCATCTATCACTAGAGCGGCTCTGGCATTCTTCCCTCCCAGAAGACAAGCTCTAGCGTAGCCCAGAACCGCATATCTGACGGTCTCAGGCTCGGTTTTAATCGCTTTTAACAGGCTCGCCACCCTTGACCATTGCTCGCCTTTAATAAGAGCCCTGCAAAGTTCAATCACCTCTTTTTCTTCTGGGTCGTTTTTTATGGCATCTTCTCTGTCGCCCTCAGGGAGATTTAAAATCCGGTCCAGAATCACCAAAGCCTTTCTTGCGCTACCTGCACTTGCCTCAGTAATATCCTCCACCAACTCCTCACTCAGTTCCTCTCCCTCTCTCTTTAAAACTCGACCAATAAGTTTCTTCAACTGCTCCCTCTTGAGCAACTCAACCGATAATTGGCAGCACCGATTTTTAATGGTTGGAATAAGCTTCTGCGGGTCTGTCGTGCAGAGAATAAAATAAACATGCTTTGGTGTATCCTCCAGAATTTTCAAGGCTGCATTCTGTGCATCCTTCGTCATCTGGTGAACCTCGTCCAATAGCCAAATTCTGGTCGTTCCTCCGGTCGGTGCTAAGTGCATCTGCCGGGCGATCTCCCGTATAGTGTCCACTCCTCGAAAATCCGAACAGTTTAGCTCTTGAAAATCCATTTCAGAGCAGGAAAGTTCCTTCTGTAAAATCCTCGCAAGTGTCGTTTTGCCGCATCCACTTGGCCCCTGCAAAAGCAGAGTATGAGGAATCGTTTTCCGCTCCAACATGTTTGCCAAAGTCCGCACCGTGGCCTCGTTGCCGATTATGCCCTTCAAACTTG